GCGTTGCGCAGAGACGGCATCACGGCGACAGAGGCTGCAGTAATTGCAGGGCTGTCGCCGTACAAAACGCCGTACCAATTGTGGGCAGAGAAGAGCGGCAAATACGAACCCGCTCCCGTAGGGGCGGCAGCGATGCGAGGCATTCTGCTTGAGGGCACCGTCGCCGACTTCTACGAGATCGAGACAGGGCGCAAACTGAAGCGCAGCAATGGCATTGTGCGTATCAAGGAGATTCCGTGGGCGATGGCATCGCTTGATCGCACCATCGTGGGCGAGGACGGTCTGGTAGAAATCAAGACCTCAGCATCACCACGTTGGAGCCTGTACCCCGTACCGCCAGAGGTTGTGGCGCAGGTGCAATGGCAGATGTTCGTGACAGGTGCGCCGTGGGTTGATGTTGCGGTGCTGTTGGGTGGTCTGGTGTTTCGTATCGAGCGTGTCAACGCCGACATTGAATACCAGACGCAACTGTACCAGAAGGCGCTCGCGTTTAGGGACGCGCTCGCAACGCAGACACCGCCGCCGTTGCAGGGTGAAGACTCTGACGCGCTCGCAGCGGTGATGCCGTGGAACGGACAAGATGAGTACGCACAGGCAACGGACGGCATTGAGCGCATCGCTGCGCTGTACGCGGAGAAACAATACGAGGCAAAGTTGCTTGACCAAGAGTTGCAGAATCTCGCCGTGTCGCTGAAAGAGGCGATCGGAGAAAAGGCAGGCATCGTTGGCGCAGGATGGAGCGCGACGTGGAAGCAAAACAAACCATCCAGAAAGGTGGACTATGCCCAGATTCTAGAGAAGTGGACGGTGCCACAGGACGTTATTGACGAAGCGACGCGGGAAGTTCCTGGCGCGCGAGTGTTCAGATTCAAAAAGGAGGCAGACGGTGAATAGAACAACAGCAGAGGCGCTCGCTGCGCCATTCGAGGCAAAGGATCTCAAGACGCGCCCAGGGCGGGCGGGTCTGGTGTTCACATACGCAGACGCTCGTGCTGTTGCACAGCGGCTCGACGATGTGTTGGGCATTGAGAACTGGCAATTCGAAGTCAAGGTGGCGGATGCGGATCGCAATGTCGTGCACGGCACGCTTGCGGTCGTGATCAATGAGAAGCACACCGTACGCCAAGACTTCGGCTATCCCAACAGCGCACAGGACGACGAGCCGCTGAAGTCAGCGGCGAGCGATGCGTTGAGACGATGCGCCGCGCAGATTGGTGTGGGGCGGAGCCTGTATAGCCCAGACAAGAGCGCACCGACGGCGCACATTGCGTCCGTGGTGAAACCCGCCGTCGAACCGAAGCAGAGTGTGTCGGACGACGATGTGATCGCTGCAAAGGCAGCGATGCTGTTTGCGCAGAGTGTGGGCGGCGATGAATGCTCACACGGCGAGGCGTGGAGTCTCAAGGCAGGCGGGGTAAGCAAGATGAGCGGCAAACCATATGCACCCTTCTGGGCGGCAAGTCACAAGACGGACGACGGCGGTTGGTGCAAGGAGAAGCCGAGCATCAAATGGATCGCCGCTCAAGAGGCACCGAAGCCAAAGATGGTGCCGCAGGATCTTCTGGCAGAGGAGATCCCGTTCTGAGCGTTCGCGCACAACTACGGCGGGGTGGGTGCTGTCTCACCCATCCCGCCCCCTACGCGAGAGCGTCGAGCAGCAATGCTCGTGGGGGGTCGCTAGGGCGACGAGGCAGACAGTTTGAGCGTGGGGAGTCATTGGGACGCCCTCCAGAGCGCAGGACGGCTCCTGAGCGATCTGGGGATATGCCACGACGAAGCACAGGAGCATAGGAGGCACAATGGCGTGGATCAAGAAAGACACAGGGACGCTCAAAGATCCCAAGATCGTGGATCTATTGGCGCAACCAAAGGGCGCGGAGGCGTATGTGCTGTGGGACGCGGCGCTGTTCGAGGCATATCACCAAACGCCGAAGGGTGAATTCGTGAACGATGCGCACTTCAAGGCGTGCGTGGGCGGGGTGGCAGATGTTCGGCACCTCAAACGACTGCTCGACCTTGGGCTATTGACGAAGACGGACAACGGCTCCATCATCGTGACGAACTGGGCAAAGCATCAGGCTGATCCCACGGCACGCATACGAAAGGAACGGTTCCAGAACGCACACGGAACGGAATTGGAACGAAATGAGAACGCGCTAGAGAAGAGTAGAGTAGAGAAGAAAAGAAAAGATTATTCTTCTTCTAATACAAAACCAATGAGCGTTGCTGAGATTTTGATGAGACGGGGGCAAGAATGACCACGATGCAGCAAACGGCAATCGAGTACCAAACGCGCGGCGTGCTGGTCTCTTTGACGGATGCAGAGTACGCCGAGGCGCGCAATGTCGGCGATGGTCGCAATGCACAAATGCACGGCGTAGGCGATATGCCGTACTACATCCGTGATCTGATGGAAGACGATGCCACGGCATCTTTTGCGGCAGCGTGCGCTGAGGCGGCTGTTGCTCAGAGCACACGGCTCAAATGGCACGGCAAGGTCTGGCATCGCTCAGAGCATCATCAGCACAAGAATGAGCCTGATGTGGGCGAGAACATTGAGGTGCGCCGTATTCGCAATCCGAATAACGGTCTGTGTGTTCGCCAGAAAGATCTTGGGCAAGGCAAGGTGATCTTCGTGGCATACCCCATCCCCGAGACTGGCTTCCGCCAAGTCGATGTGATTGGGTGGATGCCTGCCGATCAGGCGTGGGAAGTGGGCTACGATGCCTTTATCGCAACGCGGAGAGTGCCTCTTACGAAGATCAATATTTGGAGGGGACGATGATTAGCAAAGACGATCAGATGATCTCAACGATTCGGCATTTCGTGCGCGATAACGGATACGCGCCGACGGTGCGAGAACTCGCGGAGATGATGGGAGTGTCGGTTACAACGGCACAGAATTCTTTGAAGGATCTTGCCGAAAAAGGCACGATCATCAAACGCGAGCGAACTGCTCGCGGCTATAGATTGCGAGGTATGTGATGACGTATACGGATTTGGTGCAATGGGCGGCAATGTGTGGGTACGAATATAAGCAAATCTTGAAGACAGAGCACGAGACGTGGGTGGTCGTGATCGTTGACCGCGACGGCGGCGAGATCACCTGCGAGGCGGACACACAGGAAGATGCCGTGATGGGTATGATTCATCGTCTGAGCGCAATGCTTGAAGGAGGGCACCACAATGGCAGCGAAGAAAGCACCTGCGAAGATTGCGGGAACTAAACAGCCTGCGGCGTGGCTTGCCGTGCCGTGTTTTGTGTGTTCAGAGATGGTAACCGAAAACAAGCAGGCGTTGCGCGTTCAGCGCACCGATTACACAAACGGAAAAACGACGTGGTATTCGTGGGCGCACCGTGGGTGCTGGAAATGAGCGAACACAGCGAATTGGATATTGATCGACAGAATGCAGAGCGCAGCCGTCGCGGGCGGACAGCACGATCGCGCGGCAATTCGTTTGAGCGAGAGATCGCCAAACGTCTAGGCGCAGCACGGGTCGGTCAGTTCGGCGGCAAACAAGATGTTGCCAACGAATGGATCGCGGTTCAATGCAAAGTGGGTAAATCTTATCCAGAGCGATTAGATGGCTGGCTTCGAAGCATCCCCGTGAAGGGCGATCAACTGGCAGCCCTCGTGGTTGGAGACTCGCCAGGGGCGGGCGGCAGGCGCAGAACGATGATCGTTTTGGATTTGGATGATTTCGTGCAATGGTTCGGCAAAGATCAACCGAGCGTCGAGCAAGCGGTCGTGAAACGCAAGATCCAAACGAGGGTCAAATGAGACGGCTGATCCCGTTGTGGGCGGCAACGGCGATCATTGCGGCAATCATCGTGCTGCTCTTCCCCGTTGCGGATGCACCGTTGCGGGATTCGTTCAAACCAGAGCCAACGGCAACGATCGCTCCTACAAAAGCAATCAGAAGCGCTGTGGGCAAAGCGACGTGGTATGACGCAACCAAGAACAACGCGTGGTATACGCGAGGCGACAAGCCAACGCTGTTCTACGCTGCAGCAGGACCCGCATTGCGAAAGATCAAAGATTTCCGATGGGGAAAGAAGCCGTATCGCATCATCGTGGAGAATCTACGCAACGGCAAGGCAATCGTGGCGTGGGTGGTTGATTGGTGCCAATGCCGAGGGCAGACAAACAACGAGAAACTCGTTGATCTGGCACCAGCAGCGTTCGAGGCGTTGGGAGTGCCGCTCGGACACGGCGTGCAACGCGTACGGGTGACGGTCATTGCAACAGAAGGAGAGCAATAAATGGCGATCAGCACGCTTCTCTCGTGGTTCTCTCAGCATCAGGACACTGTGCCAACGGTGATGCACCGAATGCATATGATGGACGATGGCGGTGTGCCCGCTTGGACAGGCGATTTTGCAACCTATCTAAACGCAGCCGCACACGCAACCTTTGCGGAGTCCGAGGAGCGCAAGGTGCACGACGGCACGGCGGCAGAGCAGGCGACTCTGCTGCAAGTGACGGTCAATCGGTACAAATACCCTATGCACGCCGCGCTGCATAAAATCAAACGTTGCCGCGCACGGGCTGGCGAGCCTAAGCCGTACGATATCGGGCTGACGTTGATTGCCACGCGCGGCAATCAGGTCTGGGCGCAGGAGCATTTGATGCGCACATACCCGCTGATGTTGCATCGCGAGATCTGGATCGAATGCCTCGAGCGCACGCTTGCGCTGCTGCAGGAACGCTACACCGAGACCCCGCGTGCTATTGTGCGGGGCAAGTCCGATAGCCAATTGAATGCAGAGGTGAACGATGCCCAAGCATCCTACAAAGCCTGATCGCTACGACGCGCTCGAAGCGTATGTGGAGACCTGTCTGCCCGTGCTGCAATTGAGCCATTGGAAGATCACGTTGATTCACGATGTGGCACCCGAAGACCGATATGCAGACATTGAACCCAACGAACAGGCACGCACAGCCAACCTGCGCGTGGGCAATCTGTTCTGGGCGCAGAAGCCTGACGAGCAGCGCTTGACGATCGCACACGAGTTGGTGCATCTGCATCTGTGCCGTTTGGATCACGCTGTCGACCGTCTGGAGCCCGTGCTCGGGTCTGCGGCGTGGACACCGTGGGCAGGGGTATTCGAAGACGTATACGAGCGCACCACCGACGCTGTGGCGTTGGTCGTCGCACCGCATTTACCTATGCCAACTCTATGACACAAGATCTGGTGTTATGGGGCTGGACAGACCGCAACGGATGGTGTAGACTCGCGCACAAGGCGCGATAGCAGCACACAGCACGCGCTGGGCACGATGACTCGGCAGGTGGAGTCGCCCTGAAATACAACCTGCCCGCGAGCCTTCTATTGGCTCGCCTATTGCTACATCGCGGGACGGTGCACAGTTCACGCGGTTAGGCGCTAGTACCTGATGCTAGTCGGCGGCACGGCACCGTAAGTTCGCCTTGACGGAGGTAGATCCCGTGCTTAAGTCCTGCATTGATTGCGGAATTCCCTGTGAGAGCAGCAGATGCCCTGACCACCAACTGCCCGCTCGTCCACGACCGAACAAGGCGAGCAGACAAGCGCGTGGATATGGTGCCGAATGGCAGAAACTGAGCAAACAACTACGAGCACGGCAGCCTTGGTGCGAAATGTGTGGCACAAGTGGTGCCAGACTGACTGTGGACCACATCGTGCCCCAATCGCTTGGCGGCAACAACGATCTCGGCAACCTTCGGGTTTTATGCGTAGACTGTCACAATCGGTTCGGCGCAACGAAGAGGCGACCCCCGCTCCACGGATAGGGGGCTTTTTCTGAGCCACGAAGGGCTATGCAC